TAACTTCTGAAGAGTTGCGAGAGGAGTAGGTTGATAGACTTTCTGGCACTTGAGGAATTTAGGAATCATCGCTAAGAATCCACCCTTTCCAGAAATAGTATTGTCAGACACCCAGTTTGCATCATATTGAACAACACCAAAGGCCTGTTGGAGATTGTAGTCCGTTCCGTAGTTATTATTGTCGAGTTCAGGAATTCTGATATTCAAATAAGGGAAACTTAGAATATTGGTATTAAGAGCTGTTCCAAAACTCACTACATTTGAAACAACTGAGCGTGTCTGAATAATATCAATACCTTCAATTGGCAAAATAGTCTTTACAAGCTCAATACGAACTATGTTCTTGAACTTAATGGCGGCTGTAGGGGCAAAGGCAAAGCCGCTACTGTTATTCGCAGGATCAAAATTCACTGTAAAGTTATAACGGTTTTGAGTTGTATTACTGAACCAGTTTCGGTCGGCACTGTAAACATGTAAGTTAAATTCGTTTTCCTTGTAGGATAGAACATCTTCTTGACGGATTAAGATATCCTGTTGTTTGACCCTTGAACGATCAGGATTAATAATCGTTGGATTTCCTGTTCCTAGGCCTGATGCGGACTCAATGGCTTCAAGACTTGTGCCTTGACCTTGGCTTTCAGCTTGACCCATCGGACTTCCATCGAGAAGATCCTTCATGAACATACGACGAGGATCCGGGGAAACAAAGCGTGAAGCCATCTCCGAAGCGGACTCTTGTTGATAATTCGTGCGTGACTGTTCACGGGTCGTTAAAATCATCTGTTCCATTTGACTGGATTGGACTTTCGCATCTTGAAATGAGGTCTCTGCCTTTACAGTCCTCTGAATGAGCGCCTCGCTTCTTGCAGACTCTTCTTCTCTTTGTTTCTTAATCTGCTCATAGATACTCAGAGAAGTAGGCCCATCTGTGTCTAGAGGCACACGAAAATCAGGAGGAGGGGGTGGTGCAGCCTTTCCTTGATTTCTTTCATTCTGAATTTGACTAAAGCGTGTTGAAACATCTTGACGGCTTGTATCCACCTGTTCATCTTGAGAAGGGACTGAGGCAGAACGATTGAGATATGAAATGAAATCGGGAACCACTGCGGATAAAACTTCCTTATTCTTCACTTGAATCGGGGCATCGGGAATAACCTCAGCGACTTGTTTCATATAGTGATTCACAGTCTTTAGAAGCCGTGTTTTCTGTTTTTCCGATAAGTCATTTCCTAGACGACGTTGAAAATCCTGATAGACAAGACGGTCAATCATTGATTCATTTTGAGGGCTCAAAAAGTCATTCGTGGCTTTTTGAGCCAGTAAGTTGGCACCCGACATTCTAAATAGACGGTGGTTCTTTGTTTAGGTGGAAAACATACAATCTCTTAATTCAAGCATAACAGAATCACGGGGTGCTTTTCTTGTAAAAGGTCTGAATGAATCACCTGATAACATACGAATAATGAAATACATTGAATACATTCCACATTCAGAACCTTTATATTGGAATCGTCGAGCATTGTATGCGAGTTTCATTTTGGGATCCTGAGTTGTTAGCCATTTCATGAACTTGGCCACTTGTGACGGAGGCTCGTATCCATAAGAGTCAAAATAGTAACATTTATGATGAACAAGATCTATATAATTTGCGACCCAATGACTTCCATCTTTGAAGTGGGGATCTAGATTATAAATAATTCCGATAGATTTGATACCTTTCTTCTGTGCTTCAAGAACACGAAGACCACAGATTTCCCGGATAAGACACTTTTTTTCACCCTCCGTTTTATTATAAGGGTCGGGAGCTGCAAAATCAATAGGAAATGGACCCATAAATTCAAAGTGAGGATTTGCCTCTTCATATTGTTTCATAACAGCCTCAATATTGGTGGAATCAAGCCACATATCGGGATCTTCCTTCCACTTCTCAGGCTTCTCGGGTCTCAAGTATTGTTTCATTAAATACTCTTTTTCAGAGTCAACTAACGGTAATGCTTTTACGAAAGATGCCTCTTGACCTGGCTCTACACCAACTTTTAGTTCAATCTCTTTTCGTAACTGTTTTCCTATTGCTTCTGTCTTAAGATTTAGCTTCTTTGAAGCACGTTTAAGAATTGAGATAGGAAGACAACCTGCTGAAGGACGAACTGAACCTACACGAGGATGACATTGGCAAGGGCCTGCAGCCTCGGCCCTGGGGATGCTAGAACCTGCTCCTGACCCCTCAGTCCTGGACTTTTTGTTTTTGAGTTTGCGAGTGTTTGTCGCCATCTACTAGATGGCAACAGCAAAGAAATACAGTCAATTGTATTATTGGAGATATGTATTTACACCCATACTTATTTTATTACTTGGAGCTGGACTCTATCTCTTATTCACACTTCCCGATTCACACACTCTTGATTACGCACAAGTCGTTTCCTATGGAAAAAAGATAGGTGATATTGACGCCACAAAGTTATCACTATCTCCTTAGTAGAAGCAATGGCCTTTGCATTAAAAGATTCGATACCGTATATCCTAACTTTCTTAGTGCTTGCCTCCGTTACAGGCAGTGTTGTCTATATTGGTTTATCCGCAGGAAGTTCAGACTCACGAAATGAGCTTCAGAAGCATGTTGCGATTTTAACCACCGTTAATTTGTTAACTAGCATCTTCATGGGATTTTTGTTGTATTACTACATTACAGCAAACCCATCTTCTTTTATTCCTTTCACACTCTTTATTCTTTCCTTTAACATGTTTCTTGGAATCATGTCAACCAGTATCGCTGTATTACAACAGATCTCATAAGACTAAGGTTTAGAGCAATGGTATAATGAAAAAATCCTATGTTGCACACGAAAACGACCTGTCCATGTCTGATTGATTGGATTTACTTGAAAGGAGATTCCTTGAAGTCTCAAAGCAACACGAATACTATCGCCTTTCTGAATGAGCCCGGCGACAACCAGACGTTTCCACTTGCCCTCCTTCCAGATAAAAAGAGAGTGGCGTTTCTCCTGTAGTTGAAGAGGACAGTATAAGTGAAGTGAATCATTCTCTAGAAAGGGCTGAAAGAGAGCCTGAATTACCTCTTTGGGTCTATCTGAATCAGGAAACCATTTACGTTGATGAAGATAGACTGACATTAAAAAGCTTTCTTGAAGTGCTAGGAGTTTTGCAGAAGTCTGCCCTGCCTCTGAAAGTCCAAGCACAAGTTTCCCCGACTGCGGATCATATTCTTTGATGGGCAGTGGAGGTAATAGAAGATTTAGATGTTGAAGATGAAAAGGGCCATCATCATACGATAAAGGTGTAATTGGTTTAGGGCCTGTTTGTAGATCACCAATACTTACTTTTTTAATTTCAAGACGCTGGATCGGCACAGACCACTCCATTTGTATGAATTACTGCGGCTGTTTTAGACAGCCATTTGACAGATAGGCCTAAGATACTTTCACCGAGACTGTGTATGGATTCACTGAATCTCTCGTTCAGGGGGCAGCCTGGGTCAGGTAAAAAAAAGGCTTGTCATGAAATGCTACAAAAAATCGCGATTTTACGAGGGATTCCATTCTCAATTCAGACTCGACAATTTCATATGCAGGGAATCTCCAAAAATGATACGGGACAGATTTCTACAACTGCAGACGATGATGGAGATGATGGAGGCTCTGAAAAAGATTGTTTTCCTTATGAATTTTCACACATTCATATTGGATTTGATATTGCTCGTATGTCAATGCAGGATAAGATTTATTTAAAGCCGATTCTACAACGTTGGGGTCTAGGTAGTCAAGTGTTGGCGGGTCAACAGGGGCGTGGTTCCAGAATTCTTGTTTTTTATCACGCACATTTATTTAGCACAGAATCTTGTTTTTTGTTACATTCATTGCTTGAAGAAAGTTTGGGTGATATTTCAGTTTGGTTTACATCTGAACTTCCGGTCCCTTTGAGGTTGAGTGATTATTTCATAGAGATACCGATACGATCACCAACGAATCTCTTAGATTGTCGTCCTTCAGATGGACCCAGTTGGCATGTTATTTTTCATAATCTTCTTACATCCTGGTCTTTGAAACCGTTTCCCAAACTGAGTGAGACAAATGAGATACGAGCTTTTCTTTATGAACTTTTGATGCGAAATCTTCGTTGGACGGACTGCCTTCATTATCTTCTTGATACAGTTCTTGTTGCTCCTATTGAAAATTCTAAACGTAAGAAAATTCTTGATATTTTGGCAAAACAGGAAGCTACGTCGGCAGGACAGACAATACCGAGTTATCGTATTCCGTTATTATGGGAGGCACTCTTTTTGGAGCTGAGAGAGGCTCTTTCTGTTTCTGTTTCTGTTTCTATTTCTTTACAATCAATAGATGGCTCTGGCTCCAGTGCCCTTGGTGCTGAAAACACTAGTTCAGGCGGTTCAAGATCTCTACCAACTACCGAGCCCGTCGTGGATTCAGGAAACCCTGGAACCCAACGATCTGGAAACACTAAAAAAGCAAGCTCTCGAGCAAAGCCCGTTCGATCCTCTAAAGCTACGTGAGACTCTTTGGTCAAAAGTTGTTTCAGGTGAAGCTAAAATTGTGACAAAATCCTGTATGTATGGAAAAGTGATTTATATTCAGGTAGGAAGAGTTGAGCCACCGTGGGATTTATGGGGACGAATCTTTCAATGGCTAGGTCCTCCTCCTAATGGACAACGATGGAGACTTTTTTGGTTTCCTGCTCCAAATAAGCGTGTGATGCCAACTGAAGGAGAAGTAGGGCCTGCCCATCTTAATGGTGGATACACATTTCCTTGCAAATCCGATTGTATTGTTGTCTATCGTCATGAGGAAGCAACCCGTGTTTTACTTCATGAGATTCTTCACGCGGCCTGTTTGGATCCACCAGCGGATCTTCCTTTAAAAGAAGCAACTACAGAAACATGGGCTGAACTGTATTTAGTGGCTCTATGTTCAGGTGGCTCTTTAAAGAAAGCTGCTGAGTTGTGGGCAATACAAAGTCAATGGATTTCGAATCAGAACTCCAAGTTAAAAATAGAGTATGGTATTGAGGGTCCACAACAGTATGCATGGCGTTACACAGTCGGTAGAGAACTCATTCTGAGATCATTAAAGAT